GTCGCGTGATCCCGCCTCACAAGCGTGCAGTCCAAGTCTGCCGCAATGCTCGACGCACCTGCCGCAATTGTTACAGCAGTGATGTCATCTCCGAGCGCCCATGTGGTAAATGCGGTGCGAGCAGCTTGCTCGGATTGCTCCAGCGTCCACTGGCTGCCGTCAGAGCCAACCACAGCCCGCTGTAGCGTCTCGATGCCGTTATTCAGGGTAGTGCCAGCCAGTCGGCCAGAAATCGCTACGTCGCCCATCAGGCTTCCTCCATCCGCTTGCGTGTTTGTCGGCGGATCAATTCGTTAATCGTCTGCTGTTGCGGCCAGCGGGGTGGCTTACCGTCCGGTTTCGGCACTGTCCACGGGCGCGACATGCACGCATAGCGCGTTTCGTCTGGCGCGTGGTCTTCGCCGTCAGTGTCCACGTCTTCGGGTTTTCTCGGATCGTGCTGCAAAGCCGGCAGCGTGCGAATGGTGTCCGTGCAAGTGTTGAAAAACACCAGCATCCCGGCTTTAAGCCGCTGCCGCACTTGGTCCCACCCGTTTTGACGGCTGTTGTCCGCCTTCAGCAGCGTAACTTTTCGCTTGTGCATGCGTTCCGCGATGCTTGGCCCGCCGTCGACTTGCCACATGGCGGGGTCACCAACCGAATAACGAACGGGCTCTTTTTCGCGGGCCAGAATGCCGTCGGCTACCTCTTCGGCGGTCATCTTCAAGCCGACGTTTGGCTCACTTGAGCCGTACCACTCGCGGTATTTGATCAGCGCATTTGCCGGGTAATAACGCCCGTCAATTTCCTGCCCGTCCGAAACGGCATACCAACCCACGGAAAACGGCGCCGCAGAACCCCAGTCCATTGCCCTGAATCGCAGCCAGTGAGCCGGTATCTCAAACGGCTTGACCACATGCCGCTCAAGGCTGAACTCAGGGAAGAACGCGCCCGCGATTACCGACCAGTCGCCCTCAAGCCACGCCCTGACCAGCTCCGGGCTGCCGGACATTTGCAAGTTGGCAACGTATTCGTCGCCAAGAAACGAATTATCTGCAACCCGGGACGGGATATAGATTCGCTCCCGCCTGATGCGGCCGTAATCCTCCGACAGCACTTTCCAGCCCTGCGGGGCCGGGTCGATAAACCGCGCTTTTAGCCAATGGTGACCTGGGCCGCCGGGATTCCCAGTCAACCGCATCCCGCACGGCACTCCTGCGCCGCTACGCAGCGTCGCCATCAGCTTGAAAATTGGCGCAGGGCTTGGAAACGTCCCCGCTTCCTCAACGTAAACGCGGGTATAGTTGTGGCCTTGGTAATTATCCGCGTCGCGGTCGTTTTCCAGATACGCAAACCGCAACCGCGCCCCATCAGGGAATCGCCAGACCTTGTCCTGCTCGTGCCATTTAGCCCCTAACCGGGAGTAAATGGCCTTGCTGCGCTCGATCAGCTCCAGCAACTGCGTCCGCTCACGCCGGACGACCAGACCAATAGCGTTTTTGCCGTATCTCGCCGCGTGGGCCAGCCATTCGCCTAAGAGCGCGTCCGATTTCCCGCCGCCGCGTGCCCCGCCGAAAAAGACCTCAAATATGGGGCAGCTTATGAACGCCGCTTGTCTAGGTTGCGGCGACCAGACGACTAATTGACGGCGTGCAGGCGCTGCCATTCCGCGTTACTGACGACGGCGGGAATCTCAGCAACGTACTGCGTCACATCCGCCGTGATGTTCATTTCCACGGCTTTCAACTTGGGCTGCGTGTACTGCAGCAACTCAAGCAAAACGCGCGCCTTCAGTTCCGGCTCAAGAAAGGGCAGCACCCCGATAATCTCGCGGGTCGGGTCCAGCCCTTCAGCTTGCAGAACTTCGGCGACGGTCTGAAGGTTGATCAAACGCCGCTTGCTCTTTCGCCCGCCTCGATCAGATTCGTGCTTGCTGGTCAGGCTGTGACTCAGTGCAGCGGTCTGCTCAAGGTCGGCAAAGTCGCGGAAATTGGCGTTTTCTCTTTCTTGCAGTTTCATTGCGGGGTAGCCCGTCCAGAAACAAAAAACCCGCACTGGGCGGGCTGAATTTTGGGCGCAACTCGGCCCACGCCTAGGCTACTCAAGCAAGCGGGCTGATTCCATAAATGCCTATGCAACCCACAACTAAATTCCTATCCGCATCAACGCCTGCTCAAGCCTGCCTTCGATGCTGCCTCGCTCCACCGATTCCATTTTTGCCATACGCTCAACCGACAGCCGGTACAGGTAGCGGCCACGCACAACCCGGTTAAGCTCAATCGGTAATGCCCTGATGCGCTCGTCCGTCTCTAACGCAGCACGCTCGTCGATGTCGTCGGGCTTGTCGTCCCAGATGTCGCCCGCCTCAGGCCTGTATTCCCTCGCCCAGGCGCAGGCTTTCGGGTATCCCAAGCCGGTGTCGTCAGCCAGTGCCCACCGCTGCCAGTTTAAAACCCTCTCCCGGCCTAGCTCGTAGCTCATGCCGCCCTCTTGGATTTATCTTCCCAACACTGCACGGTGCCCTTGCTCAGGGCCAGCTCCTTTGCGGCCTTGCGAATGGATAAGCCGGATTTGCGCAATTCCCAATATCGCTCTTTGACTTCTGGCGAATGCTTGCTTCGCGGATTGGCAGGGGCGTCACTCGCGCACCATTGGCGAATGGTTTCCCGTGACACGCCAAGCTCCTTGCCGATTTGGCGGATGCTGACGCCCTGCGCGCGTAGCTGGCGCGCTTCTTCGCGGGGTTCCGGCCTTTGCAGTAAGGCATCCAGAATCTGGATGTAACGGGCGAAAGCAAGGCTCATCCCCACTTCTTCCCGGTTGCCGGTGAAATCCCCACGGCATACGCCGCCCGCGCAATTTCCATCCCCTCGGCGCGAAGTTTCGCGTACTGCTCGCGCACTTCCGGCTTGGGGCGAGCGCGCTTGCTGCCTAAATTCTTGCCCCGCGTCCAAAAGTAAAACGTGAATGGGGACAGGCCATGCTGTGCCGCGAATACGCCTGCGGGGATGGCGGTGCCTTTCCATTCTTCAACTAGTGCCAACTTCTGCTCGGTTGTCATTTCTCACCAAACCCCGCGCTTTGCCATTCCTCGGCAATCGCCTTCCTGTGCCCCTCGCAGGCCGCACGGGCTTCCTGCTGCGTTTCGTATGTCCCTAGGTTTTCCGGCATGCCCTGCCCTCGGTTGCAGCGTGCCAGCCATCGGCCGCCGTTCAGCCAGCGGATTTGATACGGGTGGCTATTCCACCCGCCCTCGGTTTTGCGCCAAGTCATGCGAAAAGCCTCTGTTGCCGCTGCGCGTCCTCGATGCGGCGGCAGGCGATGTCAAAATACTTAGGCTCGATTTCGATGCCGATGAACTTGCGGCCAAGATTCATGCAGGCGACGCTAGTGGTGGCGCTGCCCATGAAGGGGTCGAGGATTGTGTCTGGGTCGCCGGCCTGCTTAATGCACCACTCCATTAATGCGACAGGCTTCTGCGTTGGGTGCTCTTTCCCGTCCTTAAGAGCGCAGGCGCGAGCGTAATCAAAAATCCTTGCCGCCCGGCGCTGATTGCTCCATGCAAACTCGCAATCGGCTAACGAAAAATTGCGCTGCCCCTTGTCCCACACAAGCCATTGCATGGTCGGCGGCAAGTAATCGGTAAAATAATTTCCGCCCCATATGATCACCGGCGATTTTTTTCCCGCAGTCGCTAATATGGCGTCAAATACCGCACGCGACGGGCGATCTGCGTCCCATTCCGTGTGCCCGTAGAATTTCCAGCCCCACTTTCCTTCGTTCTTCGCTGCGGCCTTATCCGCCCCAATCCCATACGGCGGGTCCGTTATCACCGCATCCACCTTCGACAGCGTCGGCAGGATTTCGAGGCAGTCGCCGAGGTACAGGGTGGCGTTTCCGATTTGCTCTACCTTCATGCCTCGTCCCGCGTTTCGTGTTCGATTAGCAAGTCCAGAAAATGGCGGGCCTTCCGCAAGTCCTCCACGCCGCCTTTCGCCTTATAGCGACTGACGTACTTGATGATGCTTCCCTCAACAAACCCGATGCCGTTGGCCAAGATGTACTCAACGGGCTGAATCACCATGTCGCGGTAATGGCTGCCGCCGACCTGTTTTTCCAATGCGCTCATGCGTCCCCCATGGCTTCCCGCCAGTCCATCCCGGCGGCTGATTCGATTTCCACCACTACCCGCCCTCCGGGTAGCACGTCGCCTCGCGTGATGCGCAGGTCGTCAATCTGGGTGTCGTCGAGGTACACGCCCGCGTGCTGCAAAGTGTCGAGCAGCGGCTTCAGCAGGTTGTCGAGGTCGCGACGACGCCGGTCTGGCGGATTGGCCAGTACTGACACCTTTAGCCGGTCGCTCAGTGCCAAGCGCTGGCGGTCTGCGCCGATCTGATGACTGACCAGCTTCCGGTACTGCCGCCCCGCTTCGCTGATAAGGACGCGGCCCGACAGGCGGCCTTTGCTGACGCTGCGCCAATAGCTGTTCATCGAAGGTGGGTAAGGCAGGGTCAGGCGCATAAGCTCAGCCATTGACGTTTACCCATTGACGTTGACGCTTGACGCGACACCGCCGAAATCCAGCCGCGTCAATGCGTCAATGGTTGGGGTCCCCCTAAAGGGGGAGACCCCCCCATTGACGCATTTACGGCATGCGGCCCGTCGTCCATTGACAAAATGCCCATTTACGCTATTCATTGACGCTATCCATTGACGCTTCGGGTTCCAGCAAACGCGCAACCCCGTTCTCGATGAACACGGCGCCCTGCTCGACAAGGGCGGATTTGAGTCTGAAAAAGTTCTGACGGGTGGACACCAGGCGGCGCTCGATGGCTTCGTTTCGCCACTCGTCGACCGGCACGCGCGCCCCGGACGGATCGAAGCCGCTAGCCTTGAGGTTGGCCTTGTTTCGGGCGTACAGCTCGCGCAGGAGGTCCAGCACCTGCCCCTGAGCCGGCGCGCGCTCGCGGCTGGGCGCGGGCTTCAGAGTTGTCTCTGCGGGCGATGCGACGGCCAGCGGCACGACGCTTGTCAGCGCCTCGCCCTCTTCGTCCCGCACGCCGAGGTCGACGG